AACTCCGCACGAGGCTTTCGTTTCAACGTATTATTACGACCTTTCAGGGTATTGTACCTTGATGTCGGGTTTTTCTTAGGGTCAGACATGGCTTCTGAAAGCGCATCCTCTATAGCCTTTTCTGTTTCTTTAGAAATCCCAGAAAAAACGTTACCACCTTCTTTGTATCCTTTTTTAGAACTGCAATTTGCCATGTCAGCCTCCTATACTACAAGTTCAAAATGTGGAGCGTCGATAAAAGGACGACGACCCTGACCACGACGCGTGTCTATGTAATCATTCATAGCAGATTCCATGTCACCGTCCCATTGTGCAATGTTAGGCACAGTCCAAGCTGCACCCCATTTTATAGGAACATCACAGACTCTCGCACCTTCCGCCATCGCGTCTGCAATTTCATCGTACAGGTTCAACTCCCAACGATCCCCCGAACAGTACGCCATTAAATCTACGGCTAGACCATCAATGTGCTTCGACTTCATAGTTTGGCTTGCACCTTTAGCAACCAATGCACGTTGCTCTTCAATAGTCCGGAGTCCACAAATTACTGAGAAGTCCTGTTTCGACACCGTGATAGCGTGCTTCACAACTGCAACCATGCGCTCATCTACGCCCTCTAGCTTTTTCAAGCTGCCTTTTCCTAGTTTATAACTCATTTTTTAAATCCTCTTACAGTTCTTATTCCGAAACTGGCGGCAATCGACGCATACATGCCCCACTGAACCCAGAGGGGGGTCGTCTCAAGATTAGCAAATCCTTGTGCCATTGTATCTTGTAAGTTAGGAACAAAATTAGCAGCAAGGATAAGAACAAACACAATAGTCCAAAGTTCGTCCTTCCATGAGTTCTGTGCAGAACGTATAGCTTCAAGCTCCCAATCAATCTCGCCAGTGGCTTGTTTGAGTTTGATTTCTGCATTCGCTTTTTGTACCGCCGTTTTTCCGTCAACCCACGCAGTCGCTAGTCCACCAAGACTTCCTATAATCTGACCAATCATACCATTACACTCCCGTACAATGTCATTTCTACACCGAGTGCCCACTCAAGTGCTTTAACCACCAAAAACGTCAGCAAGTCTTCAGCGGTTGTCATAACTTTCTTCCTTACTAACCGTCACAGATCGAGGTGTATGTGTTACTGTAGTTTTAGACTCCTTACCCATCCATATGCCGAAACATCCAGTTAATGCACCCATGCAAACCGATACGAGTCCACTTTGTTGTATAGTAGGATCGGGTAAACTCATATACCAATGAACTGACTGATACGTTAATATCGTCACCGCCAACATCATAAGCCGAGGCAGTATTTTAAGATCGTCTATATACCTTGCCGTTAGTTCTACCATAATGATCTGCAATCCTTTTGTTCGAAGTGATTATAACCACTTTTCCGTTTTTGTCCAAAACTACGTATTTTCTTACCACTTTCCCATGTAAACACCTAAGTAGTAGATACTTAAAACGATAGCTGTAATTGCAAGAATTACCCCTGAAGCTATCTGTAGTTGTTCCATTTTTTCGGCGTGCGCAGCTTCTGCAGCCTTACGTGCAGCCTGCCTCTGTTTTCGCGCCTCATTTTGCCACTGGAGCCACCTGTCCCACTGCCCTGGCAACCCATATAGTCTGATGTGGGACTCTAATTCCTTACGTTTTTGACGTATATCTTCTAACGCTTGAAACTCTTCCCAGTCCCCCTCCTCACCACCAGTAATGGCTGTAAGAGGACTGTTTTTTTTCTTTTGTACCGCTGCTTTTATGTCTTCTTCAGCGGTTAGAAATTTTCCCACCGCGCCGATAACACTGGCTGTTTCCTTTCCGTTGCCTATAGCAGTCTTGATGATTGCATATGCCGCGTTAGCAGCCGCTATAGACTCCAGAATCGGCATTATTGCCTCCGAGACATGCTTTGACGTTGTACGTCAATACGCTCTCTGTTTACCTCGTTACGTTCATCCGCAATCTGCTCTTGGCTTTCTATACGAGCAGCGGCAGTCGCACTTTGCTGAACAAGCCGCTGTTGATCGAGAGCTAATTCAGCCTGATCGTTTTGCGCCTTACGCTGTGTTTCTTGCTGCTTAATTGCCAACTCCTGCATACGGATTTGCACCAACGGATCTGCCATCGGATCTTGTGGTGGAGGCATAACTTGAGTGTACAACTCTTCTAACAACGCCTGTTGCTCAATAGACACAAGATACTCTATTTCGGCGGGGTTTTGTGCTTGTGCCTGAACTTCTGCAATTTGTTGTTGCGCGGCCTGTGGATCAATTTGACCATTTTGCACCGCTGTTTGTGCCGCTTTTATTGAATCTTCAATTTGCTGCATTACGGCTTGACGCGCTTTCTGTGAGACATGCTCCAAAATATGCGCCGTTAGCGTCCCCGCGACCTGTGGCGATGTTTGCACCAAAGGTGTTTTTAGCATCATGACATGCGAAGCAATATGAGCGTCATGATTTTGATCAGGGAATGTTTGTAACAACTCACCCATCAACGCACGGGCATTCTCAATGGCCGGGTCAAGTGGCTGCGGTTGAGGAGGGGGTGGGAGAATCTCGTCGATGTTCTGGACTTCAAGTGCCTGATACATACGACGATACGCAGCGTGCAAGTTGTGGATTTGTGGGTTAGACTGTGCCAACTGCAACTGCGTTTGAGCCAACGTGACCCGTTGCGCCATTGAGAATATGTTTGGATCGCTGACGGGTAGTACATCAACACGATCATCAAAGTCTGCGGCAAAAACTGCTCGATTGCCGCCTTGTACATCATAAGGATATTCTTGCGGTAAGTTATCTCTAAAGATACGCGCTAGAATACGGAATTCTTGCTTTTGAGCGTAATGTAGCCGCTTGTGAATCGCGGACATCACTTTCATACCACGCTCTAGAAGAGCTACCGTCGTGCCTACAGGAGCTTGACCGTTTGCGTCGGCTGTCTGTTGGTCAGCAAGCGAAACAAACCGTCTACCCCCCTCTACAAGTGCACCAAGAAGCTGCGCCAAGGTTCCCGAAGGTTCCTTGTACGGCAACGGGATGATCGAATCCCGTATGTTGCCCCCTGGTGCATCAATATCCCGCCACTCACCCGGTTGTAACGGCTCGTCATCATTGCGAACCCTTACGCCCCTTGCCTTGAACCCTGCAGGGAGATTGGCGAGAGTTCCGGCATCGATCAATTGCCGTAGAATACTCGTCGCCGCACGGCCCAAGCCACCAATCATGTGAATAAGTCCAAAGCCATAGAACCCTAGTCCAGGCATAAACTTATAGTGTACGAAATATTGTTGTTTTTTCGCCATATCCCCTTCGGGATCAAAGTTTCTGCGAATAGACAAAACTTCGCCTGAAGACTCATCAATCGAAACAATATATGGAAGAGCGATACCTGTTGGTTCTCCGTCTGGAGACATGTCCTCAAAACCTTCTAGATCAAGGTCAACATGCATCTCCAAAATTGTATAAATCTCGTCAGAATAAGTGCGTGACGTACCCTGAATCTCGTCTACTTTTTGACGCACCTCGCTGCTCTGATCCTCGTCATAAGGCTGCAAGTTAATGTCACGATAAAACCCTGCAATTTGCATCTTGCGGATGTCGTTACCGTCCATGCGTAGAACATGAGTAACACGAGGAGATGTTTGTAAGTCAGACGCTGCATACGGAACAACCAAATCCTGCGCAGGAATAAACTTAGATACCGCTCTCTGTTTAGCTTCATCATAGTACACCTTTTTAAAGGTGGAACCACTAAGCGGTAAATAGAACAGCAACTGATCCATGTCTGGGTCGAACTCTTCCATCACTTCTGTGATTTGATAGTTCATAAACTCTTTAACACGAACAGCCTGCTCTTCACGCTCGGGGTCTTGAACACCGATGATTTGTGTCTTTACAGGGCCTCCAGACGGTAGCATTTCTTTATACGCTTGCGCCTGAAACTGTGTAACACTTTCCGCGATTAACGGGTGCGTGACACCAGAAGCTCCTTCAAATGGCTGTGTACGGTCTTCATATTTGACACCAAGTTGATCCAAGCCTTTTGTATACGATTCTTCCCACTCTGAACGAGATTCCAAATCTTCTTCATAAGACCCTCTAAGGTCTGACGAAATTTCTCCAAGATACGCTTCATCTAAATGCTCCGCTAAGTTATCATAATGATCTATGTTTTGCTCTTGTTGAGCACCCATCATTTCCATCAAAGCTTGAACAACAGCACCGCCTTGCCCGTCTTGAATGACTTCCGCTCCACCCTCAAATGTTTCTGGCTGTGGTACAGATACGTCAACAGATGCCTCTGTAGGCATCATGTCTTCAGGTGCTATCCCTGAATCTACGATTGGTGGCAATGCCATCAGTAATACTCCCGCTTACGACGAAAATTAAAGTCGTCTTCTTCGTCCTCACCGTGCAAGGATATAAACCCTCCACGACGAAAACGCATTAATGCTAATGTCATACTATCACAAAAGTCGTCATGATCGCCATTAGGAAATGACGCAACCTCTTCTATGACCTCATCTGAGAACTTTTTGTCCTCTGGTGCCCACACCATTCCTGCTTCAAATAGCGGGGCTACCATATGCATACGAGACACTTTATCGTTACCCTTTCCTGGGGAAAAACCTAACGCTGGAATACCACGAAGCCGCAACTCGTCAATAAGTGGTGTACCCGTCGCTTTTGCTTCGACCAACACCATATCCGGCTCCCAGTATTCGTGTTCCTCATACGCAATCTCCTTTAACTCTGGAAAGTTCCATCTACCACGGCGCGCATCGAGCAAAATAATGTTGTCCGCGCCACCTTCTTCGGGTTCAAAGATACCCCAAGTCGTAATAGCCGAGTAATCTGCAGTCTCTTTCTTAGAAAATGCCGTATCGTAGCCCTGAATGATGTATTTTAGAGGTGGAATCTTGTCTTTATCCCACATATTCCACCATTCACGCTTAATAATAGCAGATTCTGAGTTTGTTGGCTGTTGCTGCCACTGAGCTTCCCATTTTTGGACAGGAAGCGAGGCTTTAATTGATAAAAGAGCGTTTTTCTCCCAAAATTCAGGCCACAGAGGCTTGTCTGACGGCAAAATCGCGGGAAATTCCACAACTTCCCACTGATCTGCCATTAAATCACCGCTTTGCGCAGCTAAAAGTCGCCCTGTGAGGTCTTTTTTACCCCACCGAGTCATAACAAGAATGATGGAACCGCCTGGTTGAAGACGTTGGCGAGGCCCAGAGGTGTACCATTCGTATGCATGGTCGAATGCAGTCTCCGAAAGTGCGTCTTGTTCTGAGTGAGGGTCGTCAATAATGAACAAATCCGCACCACGACCCGTGACCGCAGCTCCAACACCCGCAGCAAAGTACTCGCCACCCGCCGATGTTTGCCATTTTCCTGCGCCTTTGTTGTCTTCTTTCAAGTTAGTATCAGGAAATATGTCTTTATATTGTGGATCATCTATAAGATCACGAACCTTACGACCAAATCGCACTGCAAGCTCGGTGTTGTGGGTCGCTTGGATGATTTTGAGCTTTGGATTGCGCCCTAAAAACCAAGCAGGCATCAAGTAACTTGCAAATTCAGACTTAGAGTGACGCGGAGGCATGTTAATAATAAGTCGCTTTAGGTCGCCTCTTGCGACCTTTTCCAACTTTTCGGCAATGATTCGGTGATGTGCACCTTCTATGAAGTTTTCATACACATGATGTGCAAATGGCATGAAGAAATTCTGTGCTTTTTCTTGTATGTCAAGCCGCTTCTTGGCCTCAGTTAAGGCCAAGATTTCTTTTAGTGCTTCTTCAGGTATTGCCTGTAAGTTCATCGCTTAATCTGTATCGGTTTATAATACGATTTAATTCTAGGTCGCACACCTTTGTACGGTTGTTTCTCATCGCTGCCACCTTCTTTTACACATACCCACTGGTCGTTGACTTTTTTAGCGATGAAACCGTCAGGGCACTCAAATGGTGGTTCTTCGTTGCCGTCACGTTCACCCCCACCATCTTGGTCACCATCACCCTCGCCATCGCCCTGACCGTCACCATCGCCAGATCCTTCACCATCGCCAGATCCTTCACCTTCACCATCGCCAGATCCTTCACCGCCAGAGCCGCCTTCTCCTGTTTCATCGCGTGTGCCCGATCCTTCAACGTCACCAACACCTTCAAGTCCAGTGCCGCCACTTATTATAATTGAGTCTTCGCCTGTTTGTCCTAGACCTTCACCGCCAGTCAAACCAAGTCCTGAGTCGCCTAGACCGCCAATCCCTTCGTCGCTTCCAACACCAATGCCTGCAACGTCAGTGTTCGTAATGCCTGTTTCGTCACCTGTTTCGTCACCTCTGCCCTCACCAGTGGAGTCCCCGTCAATGGTTGTAGAATCAGATCCAGTGCCCGTCTCCCCCGTGCCATCAGTGCCATAAACAACTATGTCTCCGTTCTCATCAACGCCAACCTGACCAGTGCCTGTAGATATAACTTCCACATCAGAACTCGTATCCACATTAGGCTGTGAGTCATCTCCTGCAGTAAAATCAAGATCGTCGCCGCTGCCTACAACAACCTCTACGTCGTCAGAAGGAGAGCCTAGTATGTCAAGCGAATCCGAAGTAGTATCAGAGGACAGAGAATCGAGATCCGTCTGTGCATCAACAGAACCCGTGCTTCCTGTAACTCCCTCCGATAGCGGTGATTCTCCGCCCTCGGGTAATCCAAGATCTCCACCGCCACCTCCGCTAATCGGAGAGTCAATGAATCCCAAGCCACCTTGACCAGAACCATAGTCCTCGTCGCCTCCGGCATTGTCGTCTTCGCCTCCGTCTGGGAACCCAGAAAGAATGTCCGTTGTAACTTCAGGTTGACTTTGATCTACCGTCGCAGTGTCTTCCTCAAAGAGCTTATTGAACTCTTCTTCGGATATCGTAGTAACCTGCATGACCTGATCTTTGATCGCCTGCTTCTCTTCATCCGTCGCGTTTAGGTAGACTTCTTTAGCGTCGTTAAATGTACCTGAACCTTTGACTCCTGTTGGAGTTACAATTGTGCCGTCGCTTACAGCGAATGTGTTGCTCTCATCTAGGTTATAGTCAGGAGTATAATCAGGATTATTGGTATACATCTCAATGAGAGCATCGCTTGCTGCCTGAGAAACTTGATCATAAGGGTTTGAGGGATCAAAAATATCCTTCAGCCCTGATCCGGCAAGCTCCGCTAGATCTCTAAGTTGTCCCAGTTTATCTGATAAGCTGCCACCATAGAAATCCCCATACTCGTCAGGGTTCTCAAACTCCGCTAACCACTTATCACTCGCAATCTTGGTTCCATACGCATAGAATCCATCCTGTTCTCGCGTTACACCAGGCGGTAGAGCTACGGCTCTCGCTCCTCCTTCGGGAACATCAAAGTTAATAGTCTGACCCGTGTCATAAAGCTCTTGAATCTGCTCCGCAGTCACACCACTCGTGCCATAGGCCCCCGAACCTTTAGGGACAGTATTAGCAACCGCCGAGGCTAACGTGTCTTGGATCAACTTATCCTTGGCTCGTTGCGCCTCAATGATTTCATTCGCTTTGTTCCTAGCTGACCTAGAACTATGTCCTACCCCGTTTAAGTCATAGTAAACGGGCGGAGGAGAAGGAGGCGGGGGCGTATATGAAGGAGGTGGAGTGTAATACGTCGTTTCACTAGAACCTGAATCCACTTGACTGCCGTAATCA